CAAAACGAATATCTAGTGTAGGATGCTGGCGCTGTACTTCAATATGTTTACGCCTGTCACTAGCAGAAAACAACCCCTTCATCTCAATTATGACACCATTGTCTAACTCAAAGTCGGGTGTGTAAGTGCGATACTTTAGATCCTCCCATTCTATCTTTAGTTTTTCATAGGCTACGATCTTCTGTCTGTCCTTGAGGTACGCAGCAGCCTCAACTTCAAGACCACTGCGATACAGGCGTGAGTTGTGTCTTCTAGCCATCTAAGTACTCAGGTGCAATGTAAGTGTAGTCCACTATCTGTGGATTCTTTGACTTACTAGGGATGCTAGGACGTGAATCAAAGCTGTCATGGCACTTATGCTTGAAGCTACAGAACTTACAATCATCAGGTAAGACCCAGTTGCCTGTCTTCTTACGATAGAAAGACTCTTCTACTGGCTCAAAGCAACGCTCAAAGGGTTCGTCATTGTCAATGTAGTCTACGGTAGCTTGAATGTCGGCTAGGACTGCTTCCTTGTCTACATCCTCAGAGGCGTCTACATACTTAAACTTACCGTTTGCTTTGTTGATTACCCACCAACCACCTACATCCTTTCCAGCGGCCTCTGCGTAGCCCACAAGCTGTGATACATAGCCAAAGCCATCCTTGTAGGCTAGAGAACCAAAGGATGCAAACTTGTTGTCGTATGACCAAGGTGAGGCAGACTTAACATCATCAATGCGCCCGTCCATTTCCATGTCATACTCACCCTTGATCTCTTGACCGTGTGGTAACTTGAGTGTAACCTTATCGTTGTCTTTAAACTCTACACCTGCTGAACGCAGTACGCCTTTGAACACAGCCTCAACAATATCGCCAAGGATCATGTTCATTAGAAAGTGTGGAGGAAAGGGTGTCTTGTCTTCTGGATCATTCTTATCAAACCATAGCTGACATTTAGGCCTACCTATGTTAGACATACGTAAGCGAAAATCATCACGAGGACCACCTGAGAACTGCTTGTATAAAGCAGCCTCGACATCGGAGGCGACTTGTTTAGCCACCCCCTCTGTCATAGTAGTCTCACCAGCCATAGCCTTCTGCAAGAAAGAGAAAACAGCTATCTCTGCAGGATGAGTCATTAGTATGCTGCCTCCTCTACGTTAATGATAGAACCTACAAGAGCCGCATCATCTGCGCTCATACTTGTATTGGAACGCTCATTGTGTAGATCCATGACCTTGCCGTTTGAGTAGCTGACATAATCCAAGAAGTCTGAGGCTACTTTCCTCATATCTGCAGTGTCTTCGTCTGAATGCTGTACAATCTCGCCTACAGAAGAAGTAATGTAGCCATAGGTTGCACCTGTAGGAATTGAACCTTCTTCTCCACGAAGGATAACCCTAGCCATGTGAGACTTAACCTCCTTACGTTCAATAGCTTTATCTGTAGCTGTAAGGCTCTTAAGGCTGTCGTTATTCTTAACATCCATAACGAATGGAATATCTACATACTCACCAGCAATAGGCTGTCCTGAATCATCAAGAGGTGCCTTAACGGTAAGTGTACCCATGAAGATCTTTACACGTTTAGCTGAGCGGATAATATCCTTAGTAGCCTCAGGCAGTGCATTCCAATCCTCAATGTAGCCAGAGGGTCGGCCTAGGTTAAAGCCACCAGTGCTATCCTTTAAGTCGTTGTAAGTAGACCTACTCATAACTGACTTCTCCATCTCATTAGTGGCAGTGTTCCACCGCTGAAACTGAAAGCGATGCGTTATTATACGAACCTCTACGCTTTCTGCATAGAAGACATCATCACCAAGTGTGATCTTGTAAGACCCAACAGGTAAAACATCTGTCTTAATCTTTTTACCACCAAGCTCAATCTCGCCTTTAATAGCTGTACTTAACACGTTAACACGAGCCAGAGATGACCGTGATTGTGTTGCTGGTTTAGGTTCGCCTATAAGCTCTGCTAATGGGTCTAATGAACCTGTTGTTGCTAGTTCTGTACTCATCTGTATATCCTTTATTACAGTCAAAAAGAGTCTTAGTTATACCTCATATATCCTTCACGTCAAGCCAGTTCGGCCCGATTTTTGATTCTAATAACAGAGGCACATTCATCTTAACGTTATAGGCTTGTTCTATTAGGTCTGTCAAGCCTTCATTCATGTCTTCAATAATCTGTAGCACGATCTCCTTCTCCTCTGGGTGAATGTCTATAACAGTTGAGTCATGAACAGTGTTCACTAAGCAAGAGCGTAGACCTTTCAACCTCTCCTCTAGTTCGATAAGCACAACAGGAACAACGTCACCAGTAGCAAAACCCTGCACTGGATAGTTCTTAATCATAGTGAAGTGTGATACCCCACCACGTTTGTTACGCTTAACATCAGGGAATGCATACTGACGCCCTGATACATTGGTAATCTTATTGAACCTCACAGCCTCATCAGCTAAGCTCTTGTGCCACTTAGCTACACCCTCATACTTCTCAGTGAAGTGAATGTAGTAGGCTTCCTCTGCTTTGGATCTGCCATAACCTGTAGCCCCAAAGAGGGGCGCAAACGTGTGTTCCTTGGCTTGCTGGCGTGTCGTAGGCTGACCTGCATCAGAGATAACCTTAGCTGTGTAGCTGTGAACATCGAACCCTGTGTTGATCTCCTCCATAGCAATCGCATCCTGGGCTAGGAACGCAGCTGTGCGAAACTCAAGCTGTGCAAAGTCTGCCTCACAGATGTAGCCGTTCTCCCAGCGAGATACAAAGACACGCTTTACGGGAAACGTCCCGCCTCTTGGCATGTTTTGCATATTGGGATTTCTTCCACTAAAACGTCCTGTTGCAGTGACATGTTGGGTGAGTCCCACATGCAAGAAACCATCTGATTTGGTGAAGGTGTCGATACCCTCCACAAAACTAGAGAGGTAGCTACTAACAGCAGAAAGACGCTTAAGGTCAGTAAGAAACTCAACAGCAGCGTCCATGTTGTTCGTTTTAGCAGTACCCACAAGTACATCTATATTCTCCTTACCTGTGCTGAACCCATCAGCACTAACCCATTTCTTGCTAGGCGCACCAAAGCCTAGACCTGCCATATGATTTAGCTCTTTCAAGCCATAGCCACGAGCATCACAATCCCTGCACTTGTTAGGTTTTGCAAACTTAGTACCATCCTTCTTTATCTTGTACGTATGCCCTGCTCCCGTGCATGTTGGACAGGTGAAAGCCTTGGTACGTTTTATGATAGTACTGTTTGCTTCTACAGCCTGCTTAAACTCTTTAGGGCTATTCACGTAATCAAACAGATCTACCCACTCTTTCTTGTTGTCCATCTTGCGAGAGAATACAACCTGAGACATTTGCTCTCGTGACTTAAGATTGACAGGTGTATCACCCATTACTTCACGTACCTTGTGTTGTAAGCGGTCCTCAATGTCTGCCTTCTCACGTTCAAACTCTAGGCGCACTGCGTCTAAGGCTGTACGATCCACCCTGATTCCTGACATGTACATTCTGGTAAGGGTTTTACAGGTACGGAAGGTTGTATCTCTGACAGTGTGTAGGGACTGGCTTTCTGGCTCACTATAGTCTGCTTCGATACTGTGGAACAACTCACGAGTTGTGTTGAGGTCACACCTAAGATAAAAGCTAAGCTCACTGAGAGGAATCTCATTTGTATTATAGCCCTCCTTAAAGTAACGCTTAAGTGTATCATCCTTCTTAGCGTTAAGGTTCCTACGTTCTGCACACACCTCAAGTTTAATTACTTCTTTCTGCCCACGCAGTAAGATATACTCTGCGAGCATAGTGTCATATACATCACCGTCATACTCGAAACCACACTCCCACAACCACATAAGATCATGCTGAGCATTGTGCATTATTAGAAGAGTAGTCATGTCTAAGACTTGCTGGACTAGCTTACGCCCAGCGCCACTGGTGTCCTTCTTCTCAACGTGATCTATTGTTACAATATGTAACTCTTCGGCATTATCTGCATTCTGCATACCGACTTGCACAAGGAAGTTACCCTCCTCATATGGGTCTAGGTGTAGCTTATCCCTACGCCTGTTTGTTGTGTTCTCAACGTCTAGTACAAGTCTCATCTCTCTCTCCTCTAGGCTTGATATAGTGATCTCGCCCCGTCTAACTCACAGTGTACGACACCGTGCCAGCCACCCTTAAGCTTATTCTTAGCTATATTCAAGTGTCGCTGTGTATCTTCTTCATCAGCACCCTCTACAATAGGGTTCTTAGAGATCAGAACCATTAGGTCTGCCTCTGCTGCTTTACCTGTCTTACTACCTTCCATCATGGATTGATCCACATAGACCTTACCTTCAGCCACTGCACTCAACTGTGACATCCATACAACACAACAGTTGTATTGCTTGGCAATGTTACGAGCATAGATAGCTGCATCCTTTAGGTACACATCGGACTTATCGCTAGTCTTACTAGCAAACTTGTCACCCATGTCCAGGATCAGTATGTCAGGCTTCTCTTGCTTAACGAGAGACTCAACCCACTGCATATCCTTATTGGTGCTATCCTTGATACGGATATTAGCTTTGACAGGCTCGTAGCGGCTACGTGCTAGTGCTACGTTATCCTTTACCTCATCCATAGACATGTTAGAGGCTGCACTCAGGTAACGTGCTCCTACACGCTCATACGCTTCCTCATTACATAGGACTACACACTTAGCTCCCTGTCTTGCCCAGCCATCTGTACCTGCAATCAGTGAAGCGTGAAAGGATGTCTTACCTGTGTTAGGCCGTGCGCCTACAAGCAATAGGTGACCGCCACTCACACCCTCCACCTTACGGCGTAAACTTGGAATGTTAAACTTCCACTGTGTCTGCAGATCGTTTGCCTTGAGTAGTGTGTCGATGCTGATGTCTTCCCACTCAATGCGAAGGTTAGGTGTGAAGTCATCCTTGTAGTTCTCTAGCATACGTCTGAGCGGTTCTAGGCTGGTCTGTGTGCCGTTAACGAAGTCAAAGCCAAGGTTGGCTACCTGCTCACCTACATACTGCTGAAACATCTTGCCAAGAACATCTGTAGCAATCTCTTCCTTGATAGTGCTTTCTTTGTCTATCTTACGGAAGAGATCAGAGTAGGCAGTCTTAGTGGCAGTAGTCATTGTCTGATTCTGAGAGTAGAACAAAGCCTCTAAGTCTGATGTGTTAAGATCACCATCATAGTTTCGCATGGCAGCGTCTAGTGCCTGTTTGATCTTACGCACATCCTTGGTGAAGATTTTATCAGGACAACGTATGCCCTTGTGTTGTTCATAGAAGTCACGATTAAGTAACGTCTTAATTAGTGCCAGTTCCATCATTGTTTTTCTCTCCTACAAAGATACGGTATATTACTTCCAGTGCAATCAGAGGCCACAGGAAGGCAAACTTAATAGGACCAGAAGTATTCTCCTCAGGATCTTCTGGCTCTACCATATGGTACATTAGCGGTATTGCTAATACATAGATTGAAAATGCACCAATCAAAAAGTATGTTCCCTCATCACTCATTCCTTACCTCCAAGTAGTACGCTCCTTCCTTACTCTTATAGGCAGCTATAATGTCTAAGAACTGTTGGCTGCTCATGATTAACATTTGATATGCATCCATCTCTGGTTCGTACTGTCTCATAAATACAACACCATCATCACCTAGTATGACCTCAACGTCTTCATGTTCGTCATGCTGATCAAGTGTTGTGATTACAGATGCATCAGATTCAAACTCAACTGTGTACATTTAACTCACCGTCTACTAGGATATTAACGTGAGCTACATTACCATCAACACGAGTGATAACATAATCAAGTCCCGCCTTGGTGAGTAACAATCTTAGTTGACCTACAGGTATCATAGTTTTTCCTTTCCATTAAGTTGATTGATACGCATCTGACAATAGCGTTGGACTTTCTCCAAGTCAATGATCTCGCTTTCTACCTGCGTCTTACCCTCGTACATCTTGTAGCCTGCACGACTGGCGTACTTAATAATGTTGCCACGCCAGAAGTCAAAGCCATTACGCATGATGTACGTGATAGGCTCAATGGCCCACCGTGCGTAGTGCTTAGGTTCATTCACGATGTCTGATGTATGTTCTGCTAGTACTGTGTTACTAAACTCGTGATCTCTCATTACGCTATCCTTGTATGCTTTCTCTTCTGCTAGTAGCTTCTTCCACTGGCTGTTTATCATTGCTCTTACCATTCCTTTCGTCACGTTCCTGTGCCGCCTTACGTTCCTCTGGTGTCATGGGTCTGATGTCACTAAAGTCTGCCTCTATGGGCCACTCATTATCAGTCATC